GATCGAGCACGCCGAGATTGATCCGGCCTCGCTCGATCTCGCGGCATGCCACGAACCAGACCTCGGCGATCAGGTTCTGATACTCGTCGGGCTCGGTCGACGGGATCCCGCCGTGGAAGCGATTGATGCGGAAGCCCATTTCCGCCATGGCATCGATCATTGCTGTGCCGAGTCCATCGGCGTCTCCCCAGACCTGGGAAGCGTGCAGGCCTTCCTGTTTGCACAGGTGCACGAACTCCCTGGCGGCCTGCATCGTGTCCTTCTCGACCCACGCCTTGACGATCCGGACCTTGTTTCCGCGGCGAACCGTGAGGACATTCTCGTCGCGCCCGGCGGCGAAGTCGCAGAACGCGACCACCTCTCCGCTGGAGGCTTCCGGCGGCTGCCCGTCGAGGGCCTTGGTGAGCTTGTCAGGCGACAGGACGAGCCGCTCTGCATCCTCCGTGAATTCGGCGAGGTGCATTGACCGGTAGAGCGGATGGTCGGGCCCGTATTTTTCCAGATCGCGCTCTCGCTTCGCTGGATCGATGTGCGGACACTCGTCGGAGCGGACCTTGCGGGTCCAGAAGAACTTCCGGAGCGAGTGGAACGCCTCGAAGAACTGCCCCCAGGGCTTCCCTGGCGAACTCACCCACAGTTGAAACAGCCTGGTGCATCGATCGAATGCCTCGAACACGCCGTCGGGGACCGTCTTGGCCTCGTCGACGATGATCATCACCGGATCCTCGGTTGCATCGATCTTCGGGTGCCAGCCCTCGGCGCGGCCCGGGTCGTCAGTCGAGAAGCCAAGCGCGAAACCTCCCTCGGGCGTCTTCAGTTCGGTCTGGAGGAAAGTCCACCCGGGAAACCGCCGCTGGTGCACCCTGAGTGCCGGCCAGAGCTGCTTTTCGACCTGTCGGAATGAACCGGACGTGACGATCACCTGACCGCGCGGGAATCGGCTCAGGAACCAGCAGATCGCGGCCGCAACCACCTTGGCCGTTTTTCCGGACCCGTTCGCCGCTGCAACCGCGACCGGAGGCCCACCGTGTTCCTGCAGGCCGAGGGCCTCAAGACACTCGATCTGCCAGTCGTAGAGGGATTTCATCCCCAGCTGGAAGTAGGCGAACTCCGACGGCGAGAGGATGGTCCTCTGCGTCTTCAATCCCCCTCCCCGTCCTTCTGGATGGCCTCCCGGGTCTCCCTGATGCGGGCAATGACGGCCTCATCCTCAGGCGTCATGCGGAACTCTCCCTCGGTCTGGATCGGCCCACCACCCGGGCCAGTGTGCTCGAGGCCGACCTTGTCACGCCAGAGGTCCGGGCGGCGGTTCTTCAGCCAGAAGATGCACGCCACGGTGTCGGGAGGATAGTGGTGCTCGTAGGGGACCACGATCGGCACCCCCTTGTCCTGAAGGATCTTCACCGCCTTGTGGGTGTATCCAAGGGCGCGACTGTAGAGCCGGTCGGCAACGTTGGCGTCGGCCTGCTGGCGTCCTTCTTTTAGGGCCGCGCGAAACTTGGGATGGCGAAGCTTCCATCGTCCAACGGTAGCGACATCGACCCCGAAGAAGTCGGCGATCTCCTTTTCCGTCGCGCCCAGCCTGCACAGCTTCTCAGCCTGCTCCACGAACTCCTCGCGAAACGACGATGGCCGGCCAGGCTGCTTCTTGGCCCGGGCCTTCTTTCGCTTCGCTGGCGCTTTGCCGGTTGGGGTTCGACTCACGCTCCGAATCTTTCGCGCGCGCGAGGCCCGACAAGCTGTCTCCGTGGTCCCCTTGATTTTAATCTTCCGCCTGATAGAACAGGCCCATGGGCAAAAAAAAGAGAACTCAATACGCGTCAGCCAGATGCGAATACTGTGGATTTGAGAACAGGGTGATCATCGACAATAGAGGCGAGACCTCGGCGCTCGTCGCTGCCATGGCAGGGCTCAGCCATCACACCTTAGACTGCCCAAAGCGGCCTTCCGCTTCAGAAACTCCTCATCCTCCGGAGTCAGGGGAAGCGGTCTGTGAGGAGCCGTAGTGACCTCCACGTCCTCGCGAACTTCGGCCTTGTCGGCCTGGCCGAGCATCTGTTTTCCGAGCCAGATCAGCATCGTGATGTTCCCGCCCTTGGCGGCTTCGATCTGCTGGCGGCGCAGGGAAATCTTCAGGCGGCCGAATCCCCGGTCGTAGGCGGTCCGGAAGTCGCCATCGGCCTTTCCCATTCGGCGCTCGATCGTGCGGAGCCCACAGCCGAACCACGCTGCCATTTCAGGGGCCGTAGCCCCCAGCATGCCGAGCTTCTCGACCTCCGACAGGTCGAAGTCCTTGGTTGGCCGTCCTCGGGCTGCCATCAGGCGCTGTCACCTCCCCTCAGCCAAGCTGCCGAGGTCTCGATGATCTCGTCGGCCCGGCCGTATCGGCGACCACCCGGCAGGGGGAGGTCAAACTCGAAGCGGAGGCCTTTTTCGATCTGGTCGACAGGCGCCGGCCGTTCGTTGATCGCGATGACCGACCAGCCAGTCGTGCGGATCGGCCCGGACTTGAGCGTCAGCCCGTCGGCGTCCTTCACCTCGAAGCGGACACCAATGAAACGCTCGGTCAGGTCGCGGATGTGCTCCATAGAGTGGAACTTCTGGTAGCGCCAGACGCCGCGGGAATAGATGGCCGAGATCCGGTCGCCATCCAGGAAGTTCACCTGGCGGCGGGTGTGGGTCTTCTCGACGCAGGTCTTGTGGTTCAGGCGCACGAGCTCCGAATCGAGGCTGCGGCCGCTGAAGATCACCTTTCCGCCCTTCCGGCAGAGTGCCGACAGGGTGAGCATGACGGATTCCTCGGCCTCGACGGTGTCGACGCTGTTCAGGACCGAGTCGCAGACCACCACATCGTAGGGACCATCCGTCCGGAGATCCTCGAGCACACGGTCGATGTGACGCTGCACCTCACCGTGGGCAATCTTCCCGTCACGCTGCAGGTAGAACTCCAGACCCCGGATCCGGTATCCGGCGGCAGACAGGCGCTTCACGTAGGCGAGCTTCCCGGCGCCGAAGTCGAGGATCCGCTCCTTCTTCGTCACGTTGGGCAGGACCATGTTCTCGTAGGTCCTGCTCTTCAGATCTCGCTTCCCTCCCCCGTTCAGCCGGTTCATCTGAGCGAGTGCCTGGGCCCACGTCGTACGCGGCAGGTGAGCGTAGCTGTAGACCCCGTAGGAAGCCGCGAGGAAGGATCTCGCCACGGATTCCAGCTCAGCAGGGATCACGCGGACGTGGACCGGTATTCCGAGTTGGGCACAGCTCGCAGCGTAGTCGGCCGAGGAAATCACCCGGCCGTCGGTCAAAGCGACGGCGCCGCCCCACGGTCCGTGCTTCGTGAGAAGCCGCAGGATCTCCTTTCGGCGGACCGCTCCAGGAGCGAGCGGGTTTCGGACCTTCACGCTCGAGGACCGCAGGACATGCCAGCCTGGTTCGAGAATCGGGATGGAAACCCCGAGTGCGTCGTCCTCGTCGAGATCCGCGCCGTTGTGGATCTGGTTGAAGCGGATCTCCTCGGTGACCGAAACCGGACCAAGCAGATGCACTGGCGTCGATTCCAGCCCTTCGGCGAGCATCGCCTTGGTGCGCTGGTGTCCTGCGATGATCGTTCCCTCAGAGACGATCACAGGCTTCACGACGCCCAAGGCCCGGACACTCCGGCAGAGCTTCTCGAACTCATCCTCGGAGATGCGGCGCGGGTTGTAGGACGCGGGCTTGAGCTTCGCGATCGGGTAGGCCTGCTCAAACATCGTCCACCTCCTCTTCCAGCCCGAGGAGGTTCCGGACGAATCCGAAGTAGGAGCCGGTCGCCTCGGCGAAGAGGTCGATCCGGCGGCGGAGCTCTACTCGCTCGGCTTCGGTCAGGGGCAGCGAAAGCCCGTCAAACTTCAGCAGGATGGCAGACTCGGACGAATCCGAATCCTCGGCGATCGAATCTGATTCGCCGGAGTCGAGCAGCTTGTCGATCTCGGCCTCGTCGAAGCCAGACAGCTCAAGGTCGAAGTCCTCGACGTCGCCAAGGTCGCGCAGCAGTTCGCCGAGCCCACCCTTGTCCATGTCGGCCATCTCCGCAATGCGGTTGTCGGCGACAAGGTGCGCCCACTCATCGGCCTCGGTTGCGAATTCCTGCACGTCTACGGGGACCACGGCGGCCCCGAGAAGCAATGCCGCGGCGAGACGACCGTGACCGGCGACCACGAAGCCGCTGCGGGCAGAGATCACGATCGGGTTTCGCCAGCCCTGATGCTGGATGATCTTCGAGAGCACCCGGATTTGCTCTGCCGGGTGCTTGTTGGGGTTTCGAGGATGGGCCACCAGAGTGGCCGGATCGCGCAACTCCGAGAAGCTGCACCGGATGGGGATTTCACGCTGTTCGTTTGAACTGTTCACGCGAACACTTTCCAAGCGCTTGGAAGTGCTCGCTATCCTCGGCAGTGGTCCCCAGACCATGCCCGACCAATAGATCAAGGACTGCTTTCGCGCCCTTCTTGTAGACGGTCACCGCCAGCAGATTTTCGCCGGTCCAGACTGCCCAATTTCGATTCCCGTACTTTGTGATGCGGATGTTCATTCCGCCCTACCAGGCTCGCCATAGGAGAGGCGATTTCAAGGTGATTGTTGATGGAAATTCCGTTCAGAACAGTCGGATTCACCCGACCTGCGGCGGGTGATCTTAGGTGTTAGCCAGAGATTCAATTCCGTCCGCGATTATCCGCGCCAGAGACTTCATGCACCCTTGGCATACGTCCTCCGCCGTGTATGTGTTGGCTTGGAATTTGGAGTCCTTGGTGATTCGCTCCATCGGGTTCTGACTGATGCAGTTTGTCACGATGGTGAGGCGTTGCGGGGTGTCTTCCCATCCGCGTTGGTGCATTTCTCGTTTGCAAATGTCGCAAGTGATGATCGTCGTTTTCATAATTCGGAAGAAGGCTAACAAGACGGTCATCCCAACGGAGAACCGCTGTGCTGTTGAGTCTCAGGGTGATTTGTGTGTTGAGTGAGTATCGGGCTGGCGCTCTCGGTCTCCTTGGGATACCTCAGCGTTCTTCGATGACAAGAGGAGGCGATTGTGCCTTGAATGAAGAATGCGATTTGTGGTTCAGCGAAAAAGCGGAGACTTCGTCGTGTTGACGAAGTTGGCGAAGGGTTCCGAGGCGACGACCTACGCCCTCGGAACGCGTGATGCGGTTGACGCAACTGACTTCGGAGATGAAGTGGCGGCACGCGCATGGCTGCGGATCAATCGAGAGAAGGGCGAAGTTCGAATCCTCAATCCTGATGGCTCGTGGCCAATGGATGGTGGCGACTGACAAGCTCGAACTCATGGCTTGGCGACGAGCTTGGCCTTTTTCAGCGCCTCCATGACAAGGTCTCGGCGCTTCGCAGCTTCCTCTTGGTCTCGAGTCCGGAGGCTGACGACAATGCGCTGGCCGACGAACTTCGGTCCGCGATCGATGGTCAGTCGGAGCTGGTAGAGTCCGCTCGGCTTCCGGCGCAGGTGGTGCCCCGGATCATCCGGGCGGGCGGCGCTGCATTCGACCGTCATGCGGTATGGCAGCGGGAGTAGGAGTTGGTCGGGGTGATGGGCGATGATTTGGCGCTTCATGGCTTCTGAGTCTTGATCTGTTGGGCTTTCTCGATGGCGGCTTTCATTTCGGCGGCAACGGCCGCAGTGAGGCGGATCCCTTCGGCCCTCAACTTCCTTGCCATCCGCTCATGCCGCTCAGCCTCCGCGAACTGAAACGCGGCGAGTTCGAGGTCGGATTGAATGGCCCGGGCGTTCATCAGAGGGGCAGAGAGGCTTGGGCTTCCGCGCGGATCTTCAGGACGTTGGTTCCGTCGACGAGGCGTCCGATGATCGGGCCACGGTTCGAGGCGGAGATGACCTGGCTGAGTTCGGTCGGGTGGACGTTGGAGGTCCAGAGAACCGGCAGCCGGTGGTTTCGGCGATGATCGAGAAGGGTGAAGAACCAGCTCTCGAAGGCGGGGGTCCACACGTTCTTGCCAAGGTCGTCGAGGACGAGGATCGACACGACCATGCAGTCCTGCAGGTGCTCGTTCGCATTCTTGGCCATCGCCCGGTCGCTGGAATGGCGCATGGAAACGCACTCCTGAATCTTCACTGCGCTGGTCCATCCGACCCGGTAGCCGGCACGGATGAGCAAATTTGCCTTCAGCGCCATCACGCGCGTCTTGCAGCGCCCAGCGGGGCCCACGATGCCGAGCCACTGGCCGAGGTCGCCTGGCTGCCATTCGGCGACCCTCTCCCAGAGCGGCTTGTTGAACTTCGGGTGGTTGCGGTCAGTGGACCTCAGCTCGATGGGGATCAGCGATCGGATGGCTTCGAGCATCTTGGCTTCCCGGTCGTCTCGTTGCTTCCTCGCCGCGGTTTCCTCGCGCTTGGTGGCGCAGTCCTCGCAACATGGCTTCAGCAGGTGCCCGAAGTCGCGGCCCATCATGTCGAGGGGCTCGTAGGGGATCGTTGTCCCGCAGTCGTCGCAGGTTCTTGTGTTCATGGGTGATCAGATTTCAGTGGTGTTGCCTTCTTCGCGGCCGCCGAGGTCGAGATCCCCGGATGGCGCTCCATTCCCGTGCTGATTGCGCAGCCAGGTCAGCGGGTCATCCTCCCATCGCCGTTCCCGGAAGAACCGCTCGGCCGAGAGAACCCGGCTGTTGAGTGCTCCACCGGGAAGTTGCTGGATGGCCGCTGCAATCGCCCTGGTGCCCGCTGCCACGGCTCCGGGGTCAGCTCCGGCATCAAGGTGGCGCTTCAGGTTGATCATCGCCTGGGCTTGGCCTTCACGTCGCGGGTAGAGGCAGACCAGGTTGAAAAGGTCGTGACCTCTCCCCTCCCGATCCCCCTTGGGGGACTTAGGGGGTACTTCCCCTTCCTTTCCATTCTCCTTCCTTTCTCCTTCTCTTTCCGCTTTCGCAGAAATAACCGACGTTGGTTTTTTTCCGGAACCGATGCCGGTCCCGACGTTGGCCTCATCGTTGGTTTTCTTTGGACGGCCTCCGCGAGCCCCGTTGGTTTTGGCATTCTCCCGTTTCTGGCGGATCTCGGCCTCCTTGTCCTCGGGGTAGAACTCCACGAACAGGTCATCGCCTTCCCACCGCCAGAGGTCGCAGGAGGCCTGAACCTCCTTCAGGGTAACGCGGACCACCTGTTGCCACTTGCGGTCCTTCCATGCGTTCGCTCCCTCGATCTTGCCGCCGTTCTCCTGCCCGCAGCAGTAGCGGAGCAGGCACAGCCAGGTGCCACGCTCGGTCGGCTCGGCGCCGAGGAACTCCTCGGAGTCGAGCACATTCACGTTCAAGTTAATCCAATTCATGAGGGGTTCAAAATAGGGAGGGTTGTTCGGATCCGCCGTCTGACCGGGGGGAATGGGGGTGATGGGGGGAAAAACAGTCCGATTGCTCGGATTTTTCCGCATGCCCGGCTGGCGTGCGTGGCGGACCTATCAATGAGGCGAGCGTGTCAAATGGCGGGGTGAGCTTGTGCTTCACCCGATCCTCTTGGCGGAAGTAGAGGGCCGTGAACTTCAAGACGCGCCAGCCGAGGGCCTGAGCAGCGTTGAGCTTCTCGCAGTCGCCAGTGAGCCCCCCGAGGGAAGCGTGACCGCCGATGTGCCTGGTGCCGCCGGTGGCGCCGTGTCCTTGGTATTCGATCGCCAGCTTCAACGAGGGCACCGCGAGATCGAATCGCCACATGCGCACCGGGTGGAACCGATACTCCTCGGCGTATTCCAAATTCAGCGAGCGCAGGATGAGCTTCAGATGCTCGATCTGCTTGTGGATCTTCTTGGGCTTCGCGGGGGCTTTCGATCTCGAGCTCATGCCGCCCCCCTTTCCAACATCGACGCCTCCTCGGCATCGACCAATGCGGACACGTCGGGATTCTGGGATACAACGGCTGCGACGATCGCGCGGGCGAGCCTGCGCGGCACACTGTTCCCGATCTGCTTCACTTGGTCGGTCTTGGTGCCGCTGAACTTGTAGCCCTTCGGGAATCCCTGCGCGACGGCGAGCTCGTGTGGCTGGAGCATCCTAAACCGGATGTCGAGCAGGTAGCGGTTGCCCTCGATCTCAATCACCGGCCTGACCAGTCCAAGCCGGTCCTTGCAGGTCACCGTGTCCATCGGGAGATCCAGAGACTTTGCGCCTCCGGTGCCGTAGTAGGACACCAGGAAGGGCTCGATCAACGCGATTGCTCCGGACGTGGCAACTGTCGGCACGGGTTCCGAGACCGGTCGAAGCCGGCCGTCGCTCTGCTGTGGCAGAAGGCTGGGCTCGATCAGCGCCATGTCACCGCGATTCCCGCAGATCGTTGGCATCGGCTCGGCGAGGGATTTCGCGCGAGATCCTTCACCGGCCCGGCTTTCGCCGTTCGCGGTCTTCACCAAGAACGGTTCGATCAAGGCGTGATGTGCTCCGCTCGTCGTGACTGCGCTGCATGGCTCGTCCAGGCTTTTCGCGCTGTTCTCGATCTGTCCCGGTGCGGTACCCCGAAGCTCCACAAGGAACGGTTCAGCAACGCCGTGTCGGGCCTTCGTGGTGACCGTCGAGAGCGGCTCATCAGCAGACCACATCCCGGTGCCGCTCTGGTGGTCCCAGGCGACTATGAACGGCTGAGCAAGTGCCCCCGCTCCGTGACTGGTCACCGTGGGAAGCGGTTCACCAAGATCGTGCGTGCGCGGCTCTTGACCCTGCCGTTCCCCGAACTGAGGAACGATGAATCCCTTCAACCCGAACTTCCGGAGACCTGCCATGATCCGAGCCATGGTCTTCGGACTGAGGGGTTTTTTCCGCTCGAAGATCGATCCTGACGGAATCGACCAATCGATAGTTGCGCTGGCTGGCACCCATCGACGGGTCGCAAGCAGGTCGGGATTGCGAACGTGAGTTGGGTTTGGCCAGACAATCCGACGCCGGCCGCGCACGGCCTGGATGAAAAGCCGGGTGCGAGTCGTCGGGTCGCCGTAGTGGGCGGCACAGAGCATCCGGCAGTCGACCTTGTAGCCGAGGCTTCGGAGCGCCTCGAGCCACGCTTGGAATGTCGCGCCCTTCTTGCTCGCCAGTGGCCTGCCGTTGCTGCCGATCGGTCCCCATGTCTGGAACTCAGGGACGTTCTCAATCAGGATCACCGGCGGCCGCAGTGCCTCTGCCCAACGAACCACGCACCACGCGGTTGCGCGTGACTGGTCGTTTATTGGCTTTCCGCCGCGGGCGATAGAATGGTGGGTGCACTCAGGACTCGCCCACAGGAGATCGAGCTCATCCTCAGCGAATAGCTCGCGCGGATTGATCGAGTCGATTCCGGTGCAGAGATGCCTGGAGCCCGGGTGGTTGGACGTGTGCGTGTCGATTGCCACCGGCCAGTGGTTCACCGCGGTCAGCCTCGCCGACTTCCCGAGGAACTCGACGGCCTCAATCGCGCCCGTGGAGGTGCCTCCAGCACCGCAGAAGAGATCGGCAATGTGGAAGTTCACGCGCACCCCCTTTCCCATGGCTCGTGGAATATCAGCCCCACGAACTCGAAGACGTCCGCCTCGCTCTTAACCTGATGCTTCTCCCCCATCGGTCCTGTGAAACCGGCTCCGTAGGGATTCCACTTCCAGCCCTTTGCCTGCGCGGCGGCCGCAATGGCCATGTTTGATTCCTTTGGTCCGGTTCGGCAGACCAGGTAGTTCCACCAGTTCGCCTCGCTCGCGGTGAAGAGATCCACGGGGATCCCGCTGGCGACATGCACGGCGAGCTTGTTCTTGCCGCCCCATGATGTGCCACCGGCGACGTTCTCGCGCCTTTCCAGCACGCCCTCGCTCAAAAGCTCGTCGATTCGCTCGCTGGCCAGGTCAAAATCCTGCGAGTGGATCAGATCGACCTGCCGGTGCTTGAACTGCGGGACGAAGAGGATCTCGACGTCAGCCACCGTGGCCTTCCTTCTCCGGAGGCTCCCTGCGACAATCAGCCGCTCGGTGACAGGCTCTAGAGCCCGGCAGAGTTCTCGGGCCACTTCAAGCGCTGCAGCGCGTTCAAATCGCTGCTTACTCATCGCGACACCTCCACTTCTACCGGAAAAAAACCGAGCTTCCCGCGAAGGAACTGGAATGGCAGCGGCCGTGCGTTCTTGAGCACGAAGCCGTAATCGCCGAAGAACCACGGTGAGGCGTCCTGATCGACGCAGTCAACGATCTCGACTGTTCCGACGATCCCGCCGCGCTCGAGTTCTTCGAAAGCCGGCAGCGTCACGCCCTGATCTTCTGCCAGCGCGAGGGCGTCGCCATATTCCTCCCGGGTCATTCCCTTGGCTGCATGGACGGCGATCGTGCCCCGGAGGCGGGTCGGCCAGTTTCGGTTCTCGATGTCCTTGTGACCGTTGACGATCAGCCAAGCCCACGGCTGGCGGATGGAGAGAGCTTTCAGTTTCATTGGCCGCCTCCTTCCTGCGATTTTTCTTTCGTCTCCGTTTGAGCCATCAGGAACTCGCGAATCGCCAGCATCTCGGGGCAGCGATGGAAGCTCTCCACATAGATCCTCGGCTTGTTGAGGTTGTGGCCGTTCAAGCGGAGATACTCCTTGCAGCCCTCCTCAGTGAATGCCGCCATGCGGAATTCCCAGAAGTGTTTGATCCCCCGCTTGGTGTGACGTTTCAGTTCGGCCTGCTGTTCTTCAGTCAGGTCCCATTCAAACTCGTTTCCGAGTTCATTGAGGCGGGCTGCGGTTTCCGCATCAACTTCACTCCAATCCTCGTCCAGCCAAACGTCCTCATCACCCTCGCTAGGCTCAACGCCAAAGGATTGGCGCTCCTGCACGATGAACATTGGACTCTGGGTGCATCGGTTGTCCTGAGTGCGGAGCCGCTGGCCTATGGCTGAGAGGTCATGGCTCGGCTTCCTTTCCTCTGCCGGTTCCGCCTTGGCCTTTCGGGCTTCGACCGCTCGCAGCAGATCCGGATGCCATTCCAATGTGTCGGCTGCTGGGTCAAACACGTCGTTGTCCACCGCGACCTTAAAGCCGTAGATGACGCGGGTGATGTTCACTTCCCTCGCGCAGACGATCTCCATCACCTTGTCATGGAAGGCCCTGAGGTGGTCTTTGTCGTCAGGATCGAACCAAAGCGGCTCGGGCTGCGTGGTGGCCTCCTCGTCGATCGGATGGGGGTAATAGCCCCTCTCGACATCTCTGAGAATCCGCTCGAGTTCAAAGCAGGCCTTGAAATCGGCCTCTGATGCTTTCGCCATCTTCATGCGGCCTCCTTTCCGAGCAGCTTCGGCATGACCTCTTTCCGGCGCTGAGCGTAGTAGAGCAGGAACCGGTCGAGCGCGTCGCTCATCTTGTCGGTGTAGCTGTCCCACTCCACTCGCGTGATGAACGGCGCGAGCCCCGGGCAGTAGCTCATGAAGTACCAGTAGCGCAGGCCGGTGACGGCCATCGAGCCATGCACCTGCGGCTTGTACTTCGCGGGCAGTTCGCCATCGACCAGATACCGGGCGTGGTGCTTCGATCGCGGGCACTTCATCTCGAGGCCAGCAATCGGAACATCTGGTTGAGTCGGAGAGTAGATCAGTGAATCCGGAGAGCATCCGATCACCTCATCGTCACGGGTGATGAATCCGACTTCTCGGGCCTCGAGGCCCATGATTCTGGAGAATTCAGCTCTGGCCTCCGGCTCCAGCTCGTTCCCTCGGTCGGTGTCGGCGTTGCCTTCCCACACCACCTCATCCGGGCGGATGCACTGAGCGGCTAGCTCGAGGGCAAAGTCATCCCACTGGGAAGAGTCCTTTCCGGTGGGCGTGAGGAGGCGTTCGAACTGGCTCGCCGTCGGGCGGCCGGCACGGGCGCGGAACCAAGCTTCGGAGCGTTGCTCCATGTCGGGCCAGATCTTCACTTGGCCACCTCCTTCTTGTTGGCGACTTCCCAGGCTGCTCCAACGGACAGCGCGAAGGCCTCCGCGCGTTGTTTGTTGGCCGGAACAGTGAGAGCCTCACGAGCAGCCCTGAGAGGCGCGAAAGCATCCATGACCTTCTTCGAGAAAATCTGCCATTCGGCATCTTCCGTCGGGGTGGTTGAACGCTGGGCGCTACCGGGGGCGGGAGGAGTCGGAGGCACCATGGACACCACATTGCCGGGAGCCGATGGCTGATCGGGCGCTGCCGCTTCCTTCTTCATGGCCGCGACCTCGGCTTTCGCCTTGGCTGCTTCCTCCTGCAGACGCCTCTGCTCGTCAGCGGCCCGCTTGGCTTCAAAGCGTCGACGGAGTTCGGCCTCGACGGTATCGAGCGATTTCACTTCGAGGTCCTCGCGATCCATGACCATTTCGGAGCCGTGCGCCCTGATGAAGCTGTCGATCGCCGCGCGTGATTTCTCGATCATCGCGTTGTGCGTCTTGACGGTGACATCGAGCGATTTGCGCATGCTGTCCAGAGTGCGCTTGCCCTTCACTGCATCGCCGACGCTTCGGCCAAAGTTCGGGAATCTCAGGCGCGGAGCGCAATCGAGTTTGCCCATGAACTCGTTGATCAGCTCGGTCTTCACCTCCTCCTTTCTCGCAGCGATCAGCTTCTCCAGTTCAAGGCGAGGGGCGCGGATCTCTTCGCCGGTTTCATCGAGGGCC